TCAACGCGGTCAAGTTGACCGAAGAACGCTACGGCGTCGACGTCTACACCGTCACCAGCTGGACGCCCTACGAGATCAGCTTCGTTTCCGTGCCCGCCGACACGTCCGTCGGCGTCGGTCGTGCCGCGAACATTTCTGCAATGGGCGACTGCCACGACGCACCCGAAACTCCGAACGTACCGCCTGCGCGGTCCGCAGCCCAACCCGAGGAAATCAAGCCACGTATGAAAGTGAAGAATGTACGCGACGCGCAGGGCAATCTCGTCCGCGCCAAGGTGGATGACGACGGCAGCATCGTCGAAGTTCTCGAAATCATCGAGGAAGCCGGAGCCGGCGAGCGCAGCGCGCGCAAGGCCGGCGGCAACGCCGAGCGCACCCGTGTGCGCGAGCTGACCGAGCTTGCCAACCAGTACGGCAGCAACATCGAAGGCGCTGAAACCATGCTGCGCGATGCGCTGGCCGGCGGCACCGACGCAGCCGCGTTCCAGCGCGAGTTGCTGGTGAAGCTCAACGAGCGCGCGTCCCGTCCGCTGTCCGATCAGCTGAAGTCCGGCAATGTCGGCCTGACCGACGTCGAGCAGCGCGGCTATTCGATCCTGAAGGTGGTCCGCGCCCTGATCGACCCGTCGAACAAGCAGGCGCAGCGCGAAGCGGCTTTCGAGTTCGAAGTTTCCGAGGCGGCCCGCGAGAAGTCCGGCAAGGAGAGCGAGCATTTCTTCGTGCCGACCGACGTTCTGACCCGCAGCGTGTACCCCACCGGCAACGGTGAGCGCGTGTGGTCTTCCGGCAAGTCCGGCGGCGCCGATACCGGCGGCTACGGCATTGCGACCAACCTGTACGCGGCGAGTTTCATCGAAGTGCTGCGCAACCGTTCGACCCTGCTCGCGATGGCTCGCCCGCTTGGCGGGCTGGTGGGCAACGTCGACATCCCGCGGCAGGTGTCCGCCGCACAGTCGTTCTGGCTTGGAGCGGAAGACGACGACCTGCAGGAAACCGGCATCGGCCTGTCCGACATCACGTTGTCGCCGAAGACCATCGGCGCGTTCTCGGAAATCACCCGCAAGCTGCTGATGCAGTCGAGCTTGGACGCCGAGGCGCTGGTGCGCCACGACCTTGCCATCGCCGCCGCGCTGGGCATCGACTATGCCGGTTACTACGGCACCGGCACGAACGGCACGCCGCTCGGCCTCGCGAACACCACGGGCTTGAACGCCGTGCACTTCGCCACCGCCAGCAAGCCGACCTTCGCCGAACTGGTCGACATGGAAACGCAGATCGCGTCGCAGAACGCAGACGTCGCTGGCATGGCCTACGTCGCCAATGCGAAGTTCCGCGGCTACGCGAAGACCGCACAGAAGTTCCCCGGCACGCCGACCGGCGCGACCCTGTGGGAACCGGGCAACACCGTCAACGGCTACCGGACTGAAATCACGAACCAGATCGCCGACGGCGACGTGTTCTTCGGCAACTACAGCGACATCATCGTCGGCATGTGGGGCGGGCTGGAACTGATGGTGGACCCGTACAGCAACAGCAAGAAGGGTCGCATCCGCATCACCAGCTTCCAAGACGTCGACTTCGCGGTTCGCCGCAGCCAGTCGTTCACGCTGGGCCGCTACGTCGCCCCCTGATCCACGGGTGACATGAACCAAGAGACGGCCGCTTCGGCGGCCGTCTTCACAAGAGTCAAGGAAAACGCATGAAGACGAAGGCACTGAAAATCACCGAGCCGACCATCGTCGGCGGCAAGATCGCCCGCAAGGGTGAACTGGTGGAAGTCACCACGCGCGAGGCGCACGACCTGATCGCGCGCGGCCGGGCCGTGGAGCACGGCGACGACACCGCGCCCGAGGGCGAGCAGCGCCCGGCCCGCAAGCCCAAGGCCAAGGCGAAGGGCGAGGGCGGCGCCGATGGCGATGGCGGCGCCGAGGGCGGCGAGTAAGTCATGCCCGCCCTGTCGTGGGAGAACCCTGCCGACTTCCTGTCGACGGACGAGTTCGCGGTAACCGCCACGTTCAAGCGTGGCGGCTCCGTCATTGCGCAGGACGTGCCGGGCATCTTCGACGATCCGACGATGAACGTCGAAGCCGGCGAATACGACATGAACAGCAGCGCGCCGCGCTTCCTGTGTGAGCTGGCGCGCGTGCGCACGCTGAAGAAGAACGACGAGTGCGTCATCGGCGGCACCGTCTATCTGCTGGACCACGACCCGCACGCCGACGGCACAGGCTGGGCAACGCTGACCATGTCCGTCGACTTCGACGCCTGAAGCATGGCGCGCAGCGGCCTTTCCATCGACATCAACGACGCCGGCATCCGGGGGCTTATCAACCTCTTCGGCGCGACGGAAGAGCAGGTCGAGGCTGCCTTGCGTTCGACGTATGGGAAGGTGGCGAGGATGCTGCGCACGCGAGCCGTTCGCGGCCTGTCGCCGCGGCTTGGCATCAAGCAAAAAATCCTGCGCGGCCGAATCAAGACGTTCCGCCTGCAGCACGGCGTCACGGCCCGCGGGCAGGGCGCAAAAGTGTGGTTCGGCCTTCGGCCTATCTCCCTTATCCGTTTAAACGCCAAGAAAACAGCCGATGGCGTGCGCGCGGACGGCGACAGGTTCATCAAGGGCGCCTTCATCGCCACCGTACACGGCCGCCAAGCCGTCCTGAAGCGCGCCGGCAAGGCACGGCTTCCGGTGGTGGTGCAGTCCGCCGACATCGCCGACAAGGCGATCACGTACGTTGAAGACGGCCTGATCGGCACGGCCGAGTTCGACGCGCTTTTCTTCAAGACCTTTGAGCATGAGCTGAAATGGCGAACCCGGACGACATCCCGACACTAAGCCTTGACGAGCTGCAGGCGGCCATCGCCGCGGCGGTGCAGTCGGCGTTCCCGGCCTTCAAGACCGTGGAGTTCGACCGCGACGACGAAGACGAAACCTTCGCGTCGCCCGCATGCCTGATGGAGCTTACCGAGGCCGAGCCGGCGCCATCGAACGACGACGGGTCGGGCCAGTGGCCGGCGCTGGCGCGGTTCGACGCACGCATCCTGCTGCCGGCGCGCAAGACCGCGCGTGCCGAGGTCAAAAAAGCCGCCATCGCCTTCGCGACGTGGATCAACCAGCGGCGATTCCCCGGCATCTACACCGACTCGTGCGCGGTCATCGCGTGCGAGCCGGACGAGTTCTCGCCGCAGGTGGAGCGCTTCCGCGTGTGGCGCGTGGAGTGGGTCATGCCGGTGTTCTTCGGCGACAGCGTGTGGAATGACGGCGACGCGGCAGCGCCGACGGCGGTGTTCGCCGGCTGCGCGCCGGATATCGGCGCGGATCACGTCGCCGACTATGTTCAGGTAGCGGGCGAGGGCGCATGAGCACGGACGAACTGCAGCGCCTGTTGGCGAACATGGTCATGATCGGCGTCGTCGACCAGCTGGACGAAGCGAATGGGCTGGTCCGCGTTTCCGTGGACGGCATGCTGACCGAATGGATTCCGTGGGGCGAGCGACGGGCCGGGCCGCTCAAACGCACGTGGTCGCCGCCCGGCATCGGCGAGCAGGTCGTGGTGCTGTCGCCCTACGGTGACCCGGCGCAGGGCGTCGCGGTGTGCTCCATCCCGCAGGATGCGTTCCCTGCGCCAGCGAACAGCAAGACCGTCGACCGGACCACGTATTCCGATGGAACCGTCGTCGACTACGACACCAGCACTGAAACGCTCACCGTCAACGTCGGCGCCGGCAAGGTGGTCGTGAACTGCAAGACGGCCGAGGTGCATGCGACCGATTCTGTCCTGCTGGACACGCCAACCACGAAGACGACGGGTGACCTGCAGGTCGGCGGCGGCATTACCGCGCAGGACGACATCACGACGCAGGCCGACGTGAAGGCCGGAAGCATCAGCCTGAAGACGCACAAGACGACTGGCGTCACGCCGGGCGGCGGCATCAGTAGCGTCCCGCAGTAGCGAACATTTCTGCAATGGGGCGCGACCGGGGCGTTACGCACACTCCGGTCATGCTTGGCACCGACGCGAAAACCGGAAAGGCACTGACCGGCATTGCCCACTTGCGGCAATCCGTCGCCGACATCCTGTCGACGCCCATCGGCTCGCGCGTACTGCGCCGCACGTACGGAAGCCAGCTGTTTCAGCTGATCGACAGCCCGATGAATCGTTCGACCGTGATGGACCTTATCGCGGCAACGGCTGACGCGCTGCAGCGCTGGGAAACGCGCATCAACCTGACGCAAGTCACTGTCGCATCGTCGCGGCCGGGCGCCGTCACTCTGGACATTACCGGCGTGTACCTGCCCGAAGGGCGGGTCATCACACTGAACGGCATCGAGGTTAAGTGATGGCTGGTATCAACGCCGTCGATCTTTCGCAGATCCCGCCGCCGCCAGTCGTCGAGGTCATCGACTACGAAACCATCCTCGCGGACATGCTCGCCGACCTGCAGTCGCGCATGTCGGCGGCAGGCGTCGACTTTACGGCCCTTGTCGAGTCTGACCCCACCTACAAGGCGCTGGAAGTCGCCGCGTATCGCGAGTTCATCATCCGCCAGCGCGTCAACGACGCCGCAAAGGCCGTCATGCTGGCGTACGCCATCGACGGCGACTTGGACAACTTGGGCGCGCTGCTGAATGTGCCGCGCCTGACGCTTGATCCGGGCGACCCGTCGAAGGGTATCGCGCCGACGATGGAGTCGAACGACGACTATCGTCGCCGCATCCGGCTGGCGCCCGAGGGATTCAGCGTTGCCGGCCCGGCCGGCGCCTACGTGTTCCACGCGTTGAGCGCCGACGCTGACGTGCTGGACGCATCCGCCACAAGCCCGACGCCCGACGACATCCGCGCCATCATTTCTGCCGTGCTGGCGGCGCACAGCGCCGATGCGGCGCTCGTCGCCGACATGAACGCGCAGCTGGACGCCGCAGCGTGGCCGGGAGAGGTCTTCGTCACCGTGCTGTCGCGCACCGCCGACGGAACCGCGCCCGAATCGCTGCTGCAGACCGTTGGCGACATCGTCAACGCCGAAGACGTGCGGCCGATGACGGATGCGGTCACCGTGCGCAGCGCGGAAATCGTGCCCTACACGGTCAAGGCGACGATCTACACGTACAGCGGCCCCGACAGCTCCGTCGTGATGGCCGATGCGTTGACGCGCCTGAAGGCATATCAGGCCGGCGTCCACAAAATCGGCATGGACGTTGCGATGTCGGGCCTTGCCGGCGCGCTCCACACGGCCGGCGTGCAGCGCGTCGAGTTCACCGAGCCGTCGGCGAACATCATCATCGGCGAGACGCAGGCGTCCTACTGCGACCCTGTCGCCGGCATCGAAATCACGTACGGCGGTATCGATGAGTGACACCGCATCGCTGCTGCCGCCGAACGCATCGCCGACCGAGCGCGCAATCGAGCAGTCCACCGCGCGACTAGGGAGCGTCGCGACGCCGCTGCGGAAGCTGTGGAATCCGGCGACGTGCCCGGTCGAATGGTTGCCGTGGCTGGCGTGGGCGCTGGCCGTCGACAACTGGCGACCGGAGTGGCCCGAATACATCAAGCGCGCGCGCATCGCCGCGGCAATCGAGATTCAGCGCCACAAGGGCACGGTGAAGTCCGTCAAGGACACCGTCGCAAGCTTCGGCGGGTCAATCGATGTCGTCGAGTGGTGGCAGAAATCGCCGCGCGGCATCCCGCACACGTTCGACGTGTCGGTCGCGCTGTCCGGCTTCGACGGCGAGCCGGCGACGGCGCAGTTCACCGACGACGTTATGTCGGGCATCGACAGGGTGAAGCCCGTGCGCTCGCACTACACCGTCACGCAAGGCTTTGCGATGAGCGGCGCCGTTGGAGTCACCACTTATGCGCGCGCCGCAGTGCTGGTGCGCCTTGAACTAACCGAGGAAACGAGCTGATGTCCGCCCTAAAGCTGACCATTACCAGCGCCGGCTATGCGGCCCTGCGAAACGCCGAAGCGAACGGCACGAACGCCGTCGTGATCGCGCAAGCCGGCATGACGCCGACCGCATTCACCCCGGACGCCAGCATGACCAGCGTTCCCGGCGAGCTGAAGCGCGTTTCGACGATCAGCGGCGGCGCCACGGCCGCCGATACGATGCACGTCACGATTCGCGACGGCAGCACGGACACCTATTCGCTGTTCGGCATCGGGCTATACCTCAACGACGGCACGCTGTTCGCCGTGTACTCGCAACCGACGCTGATCGGCCAGAAATCGGCGCAAGCTGCGCTGCTGATCGCGATGGACACGAAGTTCGCGGACATCAACGCGGCAAGCCTGACCTTCGGCGACACGAATTTCCAGCTCAACATGGCGACGACGGACACCCCCGGAGTCGTGCGACTCGCCCTGAATGCCGACGTCATCGCCGGAACCGATGCCGTAAAGGTGGTGACGTCGGCCGGCGTGCGCGCCGCGATGGATGATCGGCTGGGCGCTGGCGCGCCGACGTCGTTCGTCAAGGGCCTGTTGTCGGCCGCCACCGCGCTCGCCTTCCGCGCCGCGCTCGCCATCAAGGGCGCCGCGCTGTACGACCCCGGCGCCAACAACGGGCTGGACGCCGACCTGTTGGACGGCCAGCAAGGTGTCTACTATCGCGACTTCAGCAACCTGCAGAACGTGCCGGCGACTGCCACACGCTGGCCGGCGGTGGCCGAGGTCACCGGACTGCAGGGAGCGCTTGACGCGAAACAGGCGTCGCTTGGATTCACGCCAGTTCAGCAGGGCACTGGCGTCGGGCAGAACGCGAACACCGTCAAAATCGGATGGGCGAATGCCGCCGGAAAACTCAAGGCAACTGTCGATGCAACCGACCAAGGCAACTTCGCCTTCGAGTCATGGGTGGTTTCCTTTTTCGCCCCGATTAATGTCCCGACCTTCACGGGCGGGGCGATGGGCCTCACGATGGGCGACCCGAAGAAGCAGCTGACTATCGCAACCAGCGACTTCGTTTCGTTCAACTGTGCGAACGGATACAACACTGGCAACTTTCAGTGGATGTTCGCTGGCGTCACCGGGATGACGCTGTCGAAAGACAACAAGCTCGCTGTTGGTGGTGCGCACACGCCAGTCGGTGCGATCGATGCCTACACCGGAGGCGGGCGTATCCTGCTTCGAGTGGATGGCGCCAATCACAACACGCTTGATTCGGTGACGTATGACAACGTCGCCTATGCGCCGCTCAACATCAGCTCCAACGGCAGCCTCACACACAACGGCAACACAGTGTGGGATGCGGCCAACTTCGACCCAAACAGCAAGCTGAACATCAATCCGGGCTATCTCGGCAGCGACGCCAATGCCGTGGCGGTCGCTAAGGTTGGCATCGGCGCCCTTACCCAGCCGTCGACAAACACGCCTGATGGTGGCTGGACCGACATTGTCAACGTGTGCGACGCGAACTGGGGCTTTCAGATCGCGCACCCGTGGTTCGGCACAGACGTTTACACCCGCTGTAGGCAGAGCGGCGCGTTCTCCGCATGGCGCAAGTTCGTCACCAGCGACATGGCGGGATCAGTGTCCATCGCTGAGCTTATCGCCAGCGGCGCCATCACGGGCGGCTCCATCCGCTCCACCGGCACCATCATGGCCGCTGGCGGCTTCCAGATCGGCTAACACAGAGAACCCGCAGACATGACCGACACCCCGAACGCCCGCATTCGCAACATCGCCACTGGCGTCACCGCCGAGATGATCGCCGAGCAAACCCACCTGTTCTACGAGCCGCAGACCGGCGGCGGCTACGTGAGCTTTCAGGCCCGCGAACACCTGATCGTCGGCACCGACGTGCAAGCGCCGATGGGCGACTACAACATCCTGCAGGTGCAGGTGCCCGACCTGCTGCCGCATTGCTTCGGCACGGGCCTGACCGACCCGGTTACCGGCGCCGACCTGTCGCAGGTGAGTGCGGGCGGCCTCATGCTCGTCATCAAGGCCGCCTACGACCAGCTCTACAACGCCAAGGCCGCGGCGGATGCCGCCGCTGCCGCCGCCGCGGCATCGGCCGATACGCAGCCGGAGCCGGCGGCGTAATGGCGAGCGGCTACCGAAACAGCGCCGGGCAGGACACCGACGATCTTTTCGACCCCGACACCGTCGGCGATGGCCCGCAAGGCACCGGCTACCGTCGCAGCGACGGCAGCGTGCTGCGCTACGCCGCAGCGAAATACGGCCAGCCGGGCGCCGCCGTGGGCTACCGCATGTCCAATGGCGTCGACATCGGCACGCTGTGGGCGCGCAAGGGAACGGCCGTCTACACGTTCCCGTTCAACGGCCAGCGCTACACCGGCACATCGGGCCGCGGCACCGCTTCCGTATCCATGTCTTTCTCGTCGAACGGCACGTGGTCGATTTCCGCAACCACCGGAAGCCCGACGAGCGGGACGTGGCTTAGCTACGGCGGCACGGCGGCTGACTATTCCGTGCAGTTCGTCATGACAGGTTTCGCATCGGGTGCCGACCCGGACGGCGGCAGTAACGGCTACAGCAACGGCGCGGCATCGCCCGTGTCGCTTTCGTCTGGCGCAACGTGCGGCTGCACCTCGAGCGCCACCGTCACGAATTCGAGTGCAGGCAACTACGGCACGGTAACCGTCAAGCTGTTCAAGTCGGGCGCGCTGGTCAACACGTCGACCTGCACATTCAGCACGGAAGCGGCCGGATAAGGCGAACATTTCTGCAATGGGCTGACGGCCATCAATTTCCGAGGATTCGGGTGTCACTTCACCCGCAACCACACGGAAACCCGCATGCCCGATTCGTTCTTGCACGGCATCGAGGTTGTGGACGTCGACGACGGCGTCCGCACCATCACTGTCGCATCGTCTAGCGTGATCGGCATCGTCGGCACCGCGCCGAAAGCCGACCCCGCCGTCTTCCCCCTGAACACCCCCGTCGTCGTGTCCGGTTCCGCGACGCAGCTCGCGGCGCTGCTGAATCAGACCGTCACGGCGTCCACCACCGGCACCCTGCCGAGCGCGCTGGACGATATCTACGCGCAGGCAAAGCCCATCGTGATCGTCGTCCGCGTGGATGCCGGCGCCGATGATGCAACCACGATGGCGAATGTCGTCGGTGGCGTCGATGCCACGACCGGCAAGTTCACTGGCGTGCATGCGCTGCTGGCCGCCGAAAGCATCGTCGGCGCCAAGCCGCGCATTCTGATCGCGCCCGGCTTCACGCATCAGGCCGGCGGCGACGACCCCAACAACCCGACCGCGAACCCCGTCGTCGCCGAGCTGGCAGGCATCGCGAAGCGTCTGCGCGCGACCATCGTGCAGGACGGCCCGAGCACGACCGATGCCGCGGCGCTGGCAGGCGCCGCGCACTCCGTCGGCGGCGAGCGCGTGTATTTCGTCGACCCGCGCATCCTGAAGACCGACGCGACCGGCGCCACTGTCGCCGCAAACGCATCCGCGGCCGTGGCCGGCGTGATCGCCTACAAGGACAACGCCGTCGGCTGGTGGGCCTCGCCGTCGAATACGCCCGTGAACGGCATCGTCGGCACCGAGCGCGCCATTCCGTTCGCGCTGGGCGACGAAACCAGCAACGCCAACCTGCTGAACGAGGGCAACGTGGCGACCATCGTGCGCACCAGCGGCAACTTCCTGCTGTGGGGCAACCGCACGCTGTCGACCGATCCAAAATGGCAGTTCCTGTGCGTGGTGCGCACGAACGACATCATCGCCGACAGCATTCAGGCCGCGCACCTGTGGGCCGTGGATCGCGGCATCACGAAGACGTACGCCGAAGACGTGCGCGAGGCAGTGCGCGCCTTCCTGCGCGACCTGAAGAACAAGGGCGCCATCGTCGATGGCGACTGCTGGCTGGACCCGGACTTGAACACCCCGGATCAGATCGCGCAGGGGCACGTGTATTGGGACTATGACTTCGCCCCGTCGTACCCGGCCGAGCGCATGACCTTCCGCGCCCACATCAACAACAACTACCTGACCGAGGTCGTCGCCAGTGCGTAACGTACGGAAGAATTTCAACGTCTTCGTCGACGGCCGCGGCTACGCGGGGCAGACCGAAGAGTTCAACGCGCCGAAGCTCACCCTGAAGACCGAAGAGTTCCAAGGCGGCGGCATGTTCGCCCCGATGGAAATCACGATGGGCAGCGACAAGCTGGAAAGCGACTTCACGCTGCTGTCGTCCGATGCCTATGTGCTTTCGCGCTTCAACGTCGCCGAGGGTGCGCAGACGCAGTTCACGATTCGCGAAGTGCTGGAATCGCAGGACGGCACCGTCTTGCCGCAGGTGCACGTGATCCGCGGCAAGGTGAAGGAAGTCGATCCCGGCACGTCGAAGGCCGGCGAGAAGACGTCCACCAAGATCGGCATCGCCGCGTCGTACTACAAGCTGACGCAGGGCGCGCAGGTCATCCACGAAATCGACGTGCCGAACATGGTGTGGATCAGGGACGGCGTCGACGTGCTCGCCGGCTTCCGCGCAGCGCTTGGCGTGTGATGCGAGAACGCGCCTCCATCTGACCTAACTGCAACACGGGCGGCGCAACGCCGCCCGCTTTCAACGACTATCGAGACAACCACATGAGCGACAAGAAAGAGACTCCCGAGTACATCGAAGAGCGCGACGGCTTCATGTATGTGACGCTGGCGTCGCCCGCCACCATCGAAGGCACAAAGCTGGACGTCATGAAGATGCGCGAGCCGACCGTCGGCGACATGCGCCGCATGCAGAAGATCAAGGACGAAGCCGAGCGCGAAATCGTCGGCATGTCCGACCTGTGCGAAATCTCGCCGAAGGATGTCGAGGGCTTGAGCCTGCGCAATTACGGCCGCCTGCAGGAAGCGTTCGCGCTTTTTACTTCCTAAGCGAGGACACCATCTGCACCGGGATGCTCTCGCTTGCATCGCATACCGGCTGGCAACCTTCCGAGCTTTACGCCATGACGGGTTCGGACTTCCTTTCGTTCATCGACGGACTACCGCGCAACCGTGTCTAGCTCCAAGATTCTGAAAGCGTCGATCATCATCGGCGGCAGCATGGCAAGTTCGCTGCGAACCGCCTTCGGTTCTACCGAGGGCGGTTTGAAGCGCATCGGCGGGCAGGTGGCCGCCCTGTCACGAAAGCAAAAGACGCTTGGCGAGAGGATCCAGAAAGTCGGCCGCGCTGGCGGCGCCGTGGAGCGTCTGCGCCGGGTCTACGCGTCCGTGCCCGCGCAGGTAACGCGCCTGCAGGCG